CCATACTTTGCAATAGAAGTAATATCAAACCAGACACTACCCGCAACGGTAAGATCGAACTCAGTAGTATTATTATAGACACGCTTATTAGTTTCAAAGGCTGCCATTGAGGCATCACTGACTTCACCAACAACTGCAGACCCGTCCCAGTTCACTGTATCGCTAAGCGCGGGGCTAGCAGAGAATTCATTTGGAATAGTGATCGCCGCTTTATAGTTGTTTGCACTAATAATATCAAAGCGAATAACTGGAGGAATACCACCGTCAACTAGATCGGTGCTAAGGATATTGGGCGTAGGGTTACCGTAGATACCGGGGGTGTCTGTAGTAATTACACATTTGGATGCTACAGTTCCTGAAATTGGAACTTCTGCAAGGATTGAGCTAGATGCGAGTAATGCAGCAGCTACCAGTGTTTTCTTAAACATAAATTATCTCCAGTGCTATTTAGCACTCTTTGAATCATATTGTGATTCAACCATCTCCTCATGTAGTAGTTGTTGAGCAAGACCTATTCTGCGGCCTTTCTTGTTTGATGGTAGTTGCTTATCCTGATATTTAAGAGTGTCGGCATAACTACCTCCGGGTATTGATGAATAATAGCCTACAGGCATATAATTCATCGAAAATAGTGCATCTGCTTGTGCAGTAGCTTGAGCATCTAACATAGCGGTATTTATACCACCAAGTAGCTCTTCGAGCTTTTCTTTTTTCTTTTCGCCTTCTCGTGCTTTACGTTCGGCTTCTTCCTCTTCTTCGATCTCTGCTTTTCGTGCTAACTCTGCTTGAATGAATTCATCGCTCAAAGGATCAACGTAAGAGAATGTATCTTCGTAGTTTACTGGAGCTACATAGCCAATACAGGTTGGATCACTCTGTGGATCAAAACAGCTATCATACCGATAAGTATAGACAACAGTTGGATCTTCTACAGTTCCGATGCCTTCGACTTCAATCGACCCCGCTCCCCAGCTTTCAAGAGGAACATCACCTACAGATATGGCTTTGTTGATTGTGTTACCTGGCAGGCCTGACCAATCATCTGTAGATCGAAAGATATACCCTGACCCCGCTGCGTTCTCATTCTGAACGTGTACAAGCATTGGGTCTTCTGTTACTTTATCTACGCTATAACGATATATTACTGAACCTACGGTTAACCCTGCCTGCTGCGGCAAGATATTAGTCATTACCCAGTCGTAGCCACTAGTAGGGTTGGTTGATCCAAATACTACCTCAGAGGAGGAGTAAGAGGAGTAAGCTACCAACACCAGCGGTACCAAGTAGTGTCTTTTTCGTAGTATCATCCATATTCTCCGCTTCTTCACCGCCTGGTTGCAGTTCGGGATTAGTTGCCCATCCAGCCTTTGCATCTGCTCCAATCATACCATCATATGGGCAAGGTGTTCCAGCCATCATCATTGCATCAAAGACGCGCTTGTCTTGACACATCACTGAAACTGCTGCTACTTTCATGCCCATGTCATATAACGTCTTTGCATTCTTCAACTTCTCGCAATTCATATCACGCATGGTAGTACCTGCGGAAATACCCAGTATCTGGGTTTGCACTGCACCCGCTACACCTACAGTACATAAATCAGAGTTTGATATATTCATTGTAGGTGTAATTGCTGAAGGCGGTGGCGACTTCAAAGTTGTAGTAGACGAAGACGTCACATCGCTTCGTGTAGTCGAGTCTGTGACGATAACGTCATCCTGTGCTACCGCTAAACAAGAGAGTAAGGGTAGAACAAGCAAAAGTTTTAAGTTTTTCATTAGAGGTACCTTTATTTGTCCTAGTATATCTTAGCTGGGACAAAATGTCAAGTTATATTTTTTCCTAGGATGGTTCTACCGGCCAAGACACTAAACTTTCATTAGTTACTATTATATTAGTTATATCTCTTAGCGCTGTTCTGTAAGTAAGCCATTCTGCTTTCTTCTCATCAGTTAGGGGCGCGTCATTAAGTTGAGTCCAATCTGATTTATATAATAAAGCATTTCGTGTTCGACGAACTGCTAACATTGCTTGTAGTTCTACTATTTCTTTTTTCGTTAATGACTCTACCCACTCTCCGTTCTCCCAGACGTGCCAGTCTGTTGGAGGGGCTTCTCGGTACAGCCAACCCTCTCCACCCCAGTAGTGGGTTATAGGATCACGTAAAAATAAGGAGTCTACACGTATATTACCATCCTCATCTACCGTATTATGGTCGGGTTGAGTTTCTGAGGTTCTATACTGATTTAGTATATTTCCGTTTGTATCTACTGTTAATTTATAATTCATACGCCTGCTCCGAATTCTGCTACTGCAAAGGGTGCTTTGCTTGTGAGTGCATCTTCAGTATAGAGAAATAGGTGCGCTGCTTGAGAGCTTGTCCATACTAAAGATATGTTATTATTTGATAACCATTTATACTTTACATTCCATTCTTGGTTGGTACCTGTAAACTTCCATTGATCTGTGCTATTCATTAAACACCATCTTTTAACACTTGAAGTAGTTAAGCCTCCTAATGCATATGTAGTAGCTGTTCCAGGTGTTCCTCCGGCCCACCCCACAACTAAAACTATTTCTGCTGGTCGTGCTCTACTATCGAAAGTTGTAAAAGAAGATAAAGAACTACTTGGAGTATATTGCATCGTATCATCTGTCTGGCAGAGTACTCCGTAGTTGGAAGACCCCGCAGTATACTTTGCTGTATTGTTTATACCTCCAAACTCTTCTCCGCTGTTACATATCATAATCTCGAATGAGTTAGTGCCATTCGCTCTCAGGTTATTTGAGAGATCGTAATCCTGAAGCCAAAAACCTGTTGCATCTCCCCAAATAGCAAACTGCCCTGTATACCCAGAAGATAGAGGCCTAGCATATATAAGCGGTTTGGCATAATACTTATCAGTTTCTATAATTGTGCGAGAGGCTGAAGGAAAGCGAAAAGACGAAACATCTTTGTCAAAGTTCCATCGGCGGTATTGATTAGGGCTAGTACCATAAAGAGTGAAGTCAGCAGACTGAAAAATATAATCAACCCCGTTATGTACCATTCTAAATTTTTGCGCGTCTTCAGCACTCTTGTAGCCACCGGTATCGCTTTCATAGAAAGCCATCTGAAAGACGCTTGAGTATGTCGCAGCAACATTTGTCCAGTATAAGGCGGGCTTATCTACATCCTGATCTTCACCCCTACAGTAAGCAGGGACTGATGTTTTAGTAGCAGGCGATTGACTATTTGTTGTTGTGTAGTATGCGGAACCAAGACTTACGTAGTTATTTGTATCAAATACTCGCTCGCCTAAGGAATTATCTACAACCATGCCATAACTCATAACGCTTTACCTATTGTATATATTTGAAAATTACCTTGCTCACCATCTAAAGAAGTACAGGGGCGAGGATCACCGAAAAGAGTTGTACATGCGACTGTGTAATATGCTCTTACTTGTCCGGGAGAAACATATTCCCAAGTAAATGTTCCTCGACCTCCAAAGATACTAAACCCAGTATCAGTGATACGGTTGAAGATATAGTTATTGTCTAAGTCTGCTTGAGACGTTACGCCAGGTAAGGCATAGTTATAGTATGGGCCAGGTTCAGCTGTCGATGAAGTAGGAGCAAGGTAAAAACTTATATTATCTATTTTAATAAGGGTCGCTACGGGAGTGCCCGAGTCAAGAACTAGGTTATTACTAGAGTCATACTGCTCATAGCCATAAGTCTCTTCGGATGGAGCAGTATAAGTACTTACTGTGCCAGACAGGCTCGCATTTTTAGCAAAGTATGCTTGATAGACAGCTACATTGTATGAGCCCGTACCGCTTGGAGTAATCTGCCACACTTCGGTAGCGCCAGTACTCCCACCATTACCACTCAACTTAACTGCAGTACAGTTTGTAGGCGTAACAGTAATGCCATAATCAAACTGAATCGTAAGCTCAACATTATCGATTGTAGTCAGATTTTGGGTAGCACTTGTCTGAAAAGGCAAGTTAATTGTTTTATAGTAAGTAGCCACTACTAGTCTGCATGCCTTGTGACAAAGTTAACCCGCATTTTTGTAGGCTCAAAGTACTCAGCTACGATTTCTTTTACCGTCTCAATGTCGTATTCCTTGCAGGAAAATACATCGAAGTATGCTGTACCGTCTAAATCCATAAAATGTGCACAGATATTTGAAGTTGTAATTAGTTGCATCAGGCTGTACCCTTGTTTCGGGTCTCCTGGAAGTAGGTGCTCGATAATAGGCTCGCCGAAGGCAACCATATCGATACGCTCGACTAAGTCTTTAATAAAAGTGTAGATTGCAGTACGATCTGAAATATTTGCATTACACCCGCTACAGTCTAGCATTAAATGATAACCCCAATATGAACTCATGAAAATTCCTCCTGTTAGAATATAGCAATTATATGCTAACAGAAGAAAAATGTCAAGAAATTTTTTTGAGTCGGTGAGTTGAGGGCAGCATATGTGCAGGTCTTATAGTGCTAAGAAGGAATCAAATACCTGCTTACCTAACAGCGGGTGCACACAATTCCGTAGAACCTGACAAGGGTCGTGGTTCGTGCCGTAATATAGTTTTTCTTCAAAATGTATATCTAGCCAATCCTGTAACGACTTCTTTCCCTTTAAGTTCTGCATGTTTATAAAGCTGGCAGGGCGTGATACATCTTCCGCTACGATCGGAAAGTTCGACCAGAAGTAGTGGCGTCCTACCACACAAGTAGGTGGTATTAAAGGTTTGTAGTAAGGTTTGACATTCTCTACTACCCAGTACCCTTTATAGTACGTTTGTAGAAATATAATCTGCTGATATAAATCCATCTCTGGATACTTTGGGGCGGTTCTTGAGTTTGCTCTCGCCATTGAACTATGAGACTGGCATGGAGGGCTGCTCCAAATAAAGTCAAACTGGTCATAAACCTGTGGCAGTAGTGCGTGGGCATCTTCTACAAACATGTCGTCTTCGGGGTGTAGCTTTTCGTAGACTGCTGCAATTTTCGGGTCAGCTTCGACTGCAACAACAGCCACATCTTGCCATAGCTTTCTGTTGCCTCCAAGCCCCGCATACAAATTTAGTACATTTAACATAATTTTTCCTTGTTTTCGAAGTGTATATTATACTGTGATTTGGGGAAATTTGTCAAGATTTTTTTTTATATTACATCGTTTTCCGTTTTTTTAAAAGTTGTACGTGAGGAGGTGCGCGCTGGGCGGGCTTATAACCAAGTCTTATAACCCCCCACCTGGTTATGCTTTTTTATTCTAAAAAAACTATATACAACCTCGCTTATACCTGTATAATAGCACCATGGACAACAAAGAGGCACTACCCATGCGACAGGTTCTTGACTATACTATAAAATCGGTTTTCGTTCTTGCCATTGGTGCGCTTGTAATTAGCGGTGGATTTTCCTTGCTATTACAGTTGCCATAAACTATAATTCAATTTCAAACTTAAAACAAAAAAGGTAATAATCATGGCTTACACTGAAATAATGAATGCAAAAATCACCGCGGCCGCTCCTCTGGATCTGGCAAAAGCTCACGCTCTCGCGGCAGAATTCGGCACGGTATCTTATCGCTCCGTAATCTCTAAAGCTAAAAGCCTCGGCCTAGTATACATTGCGAAAGCTCCTGCCGCTAAAAAAGCGAAATCTAATGAGCCAAACAAGGCCGCAATCTTGCTAGACATTCGCTCTGCTCTGGCTCTGCCAGATCGTGAGGGCGATCTAACGAAAGCAGAATTGGAAACTGTTCTGGCTAACATTAAATAATACTTGACCTATAGAGTGAGCCGAACTATACTATCGGCTCACTCAACGGAGAATAAATTATGATAACTTTAATCGCATGGTCTGGCTCTTTCATGATGGTTGGCGCGTCCTTTATGATGGGCGAAAATCGTGGGCTGATGCTCGCAAT